CCTCGTTTTCTTCTCAAGTTCTCTTTTTTGAGCCTCTTCATTTTTTCGATTTTGTTCTTGTAACTCTCTTTGTTTTTTCTCGAGTTCTTTCTGTAATTCTTGAAACCGTAATTCTTGAGACCGTGAATCCCCTGAATCACGTTTCTCTGGTATAGAATCTCTTTGCGGCTCTGGTCTAGAATCTCTTTGCGGCTCTTGACGTTTAAACATATCTAAAATTCCTGAACTCGAATCTCTTTGTGGTTCTGGCCTTGATTTAAATGTGTCCAAATTTTCCAAATCTCTTTGCGGCTCTGGACGTTTAAACATATCTAAAATTCCTGAACTCGAATTTCTTTGTGGCTCTGGCCTTGATTTAAATGTGTCCAAATTTTCCAAATCTCTTTGTGGCTCCGATTCTTTTGGTTGAAACATACCCAAAAAACCCGAATCTTTCGCAACATTCTGGTCTGGCTCTTTTAGTTTATCCACATCTAAATTTACAGATTGTGACTCATTGTCCTTTCCAGAATCTTTCGATGTTTCTGGAACTGAAGTGTTTAAATCTTCTGATGTTTCTGGAACCGATGTTTTTGAATCTTCTGAATTAGAAACTGCTTCTGGTTGTCCAAACCCTAAAATTTGTGATATAAAATTAGGTTTTTCGGATTCGGTATTCACGGGTTCTTTCGCAGATTCTTTCACGGGTTCTTTCGCAGATTCTTTCACAGGTTCTGTAAATTTCTGAGGTCTTGTGTATAAACTCATATCTCCTCTTTCTAAATCACTAATTTCTTTGCGCGTTTTATACAATTTAACAGTTTGTGCAATATTTTGGAAAATCTCGACACCATCATTAAAATCTGCTTCACATGTTAAATATAACGTTGTTAAAAGTCTTCGTGTATTAACGACAATATCATCTAATTTACTCATGGTTAATAGAGGGTCGACGCGGACAATCTTATCACCAGTAAATTTATCTACTGTAAAAACAAACAAGTTATTGATAATAATATCCACAAGTTTCTCTTGATTATCCGATGTATTTTTTATCATTTTCTTGATGTTTTGCGAATATTTATAAAATAATGATTCACTTGGAGAACCTTCATAAATTCGTTTAAATATTGCATCTTCGCCTTGACAATTTGCAGGGTCATAAAATTTTATTTTGATGTCCGAAAATTTTTTGATATCTTCTGGTACAACCAACGATTTCGTAAATATTTTATAAAACAATTTCACGTCTTTTTCGTACATTTTTTTTGATTCTTCGCTCATCCCATAAAATTTGCCATTTATATAATCATATTCATCGTAATACAATGCTTCCAATTCAGGTATTCCTGGGTCTTCAATCAAATAACCATCTGGTTTAATAGAACACAAATTTGTACCAACGCTCAGTTTTGGTCCATGAATATATTCATTTCCATCCATTAATGCGCTCAATCGTTTTTGACAAACACTACCCTTGTTTATTTTTACAGAAACACCCGACGGTATAGTGTTTTTCCCGTCGCCAACTACTTGCTTTTCAACACCATTTTCTGAATAAGTATAAATTGGATTGACAGATGTAATAATACTCGCAAAAATGTGTGCTACTTTTATATAAAATTTGGCAATTCCGATACACATTCTCGATTTATTTCGTTCATCAGTAATATTCTTGTTATAATCTTCGGCCAACAATGATTTTGAATAGAAAACCATTGGCTCTTTTTTCATGCTATTTTCAAGCTCACCATTGACGATTCTACCCTGCATATATTCTACCTCTCTGTAAGTTAAATTTTTTTGTATTATTTCCGATGTTAAAACGACCAAATCGTCGCAATATTCTTTATTATACAAATCTTTTAAACTCTCAAAATTACTTGTGAAAATATAATAAGTAGCAATATAATCTAATTTTGACGAAATACTTTTTTCTGTATCCTTATTTAAATCTTCTTTCGAAAATGATATCCCCATATATTTATTTTATAATATATATTTTAAGAATAAATTTAAAATTGAATTAAAGATAACACTGCTATATATGTAAAATGAGGCTTAAAAAGAATTCCATAAATGAAATGTGGAAAACATTTGACGATGAGATGGCGCCTCCAGCGAAAACTGTCGCGGATAAAGATTATTGTAGGGAATGTGAAACAATATTATTTGTCTCTGATGAAGGGTTTAATGTATGTTCTAACATTTCTTGTGGTATTATCTATAAAGATAGCGTGGACCAGACCGCCGAATGGAGATATTATGGGGCCGATGATAATCACTCTGGAGACCCGACAAGATGTGGTATGCCTATTAATCCTTTATTAGAAGAATCATCCTTTGGATGTAAAGTAATTTCGATGGGTTCGGGTAGAATGACTTATGAAATGAGAAAAATAAAACGTTATACGGAATGGCAATCTATGCCGTATAAAGAAAAAGCGCAGTACGATGAATTTCAAAAAATAGCCATGTTTGCTCAAAACGCGGGTATTCCTAAACTCATAATCGACGATGCTATTACCTATCACAAAAAAATTTCTCAATGCGAACAAACATTTCGTGGAGAGAATAAAGAGGGGTTGTTGTTGGCAGCTGTATATATTTCATGCAGACAAAATAATTATCCTAGGACGGCAAAAGAGTTGTCTATTATATTTAATGTGGATATAACTTGTGCTACCAAAGGTTGTAAAACAGCACAAGTTATTTTGAATGATTTAGAAAAAGATTTGAGTATGAATGAAAAGACCACCTTTAGCAAAACAACACCTGACTCTTTTATACAGAGATATTGCAGCAAGTTAAATATCAACGCAGAACTTACTAGGTTATGCGAGTTTGTTTCGGTAAAAATAGAAGGTCAGAATCTAATGCCCGAAAATACCCCTCATTCTATTGCAGCAGGCGTTATTTATTTCATTGTTCAATTGTGTCGTTTAGATGTTTCTAAAAAAGAGATTCGCAATGTGAGTGAAATAAGCGAGGTTACGATTAATAAATGTTATAAAAAAATGGAAAAAATAAAGGAGTCGCTAATACCGAGTAGTATATTAAAAAGGTACTCGTAAAACAATTTATAAATATATTTTTATTCATTATTAATGAAAGCATACTATATTAATTTGAAAACGCGCGGTGATAGAGATATTCATGCAAAAAAACAATTATCGTGTGTTGATTTTGATTATGAAAGATTTGAAGCAGTCTATTGTAGCAATGGAAGGTTGGGTTGTTCATTAAGTCATCTAGCTGTTTTAGAATTAGCCAAGCGAAAAAACTTGTCAGAAGTCATCATTTGTGAAGACGACATCTATTTTAAAAATCCGGAACTTTTTAAAAGACAGATGAATTGCTTTTTAAAAAGTCAAAAGAATTGGGATGTTTTATTGTTGGGAGGAAATGTAGTACGACCTTTTACGATTGTCTCTCCGTATGCCATGAAAGTTTCTCATTGTCAGACGACGACGGGTTATATTGTAAGAGCACATTATTACGAAACGCTTATCCAAAACATCCGCGACGGAATCAAAAACCTTTTACAACATCCCGAAAATCATTTTCATTACGCCATTGATAAATATTGGATTCAATTACAAAAAAAGGATGAATGGTATCTTATTCATCCACTCCTTGTTTCACAAATTTCTGGATACAGTGATATTGAAAAAAAAGAAAGAAATTATGGAAATCTTTTATTAACCTATTGATATCCAACTCTCTGGAAAGTCCATCTTTTTTGAATCGCCAAACCATTTTTTAGGGTAAAACACTAATTTATCTTCGGATTGATTCAAATAAGCACCCCACCAACTAAATGTTGAATTGGCTATAATATGATGTTTGCAACACGACATTAAAAGTAGTTGTTCCCAATCACTCATGTTCTCTGCTTTTACAAATAAAAGGTCTGGGAATTCTCCCTTCAATATATTAATCTGTAACTCTACAACTGGTTCATCTTCTTCTTGACAAAAATAAAGAATATTTTTTTCATTTATCCTTCTCAGTGCTTTTTTATAGTACTCTAATGGAAGAACGGGATGTTTATCTTGTAAAACCTGGTAATCTCCGATACGAAAATGAAGCGAAACGGCTGTTTCTAATGGAAACGAAAATTCGTATATAGTCTTTATCATCTCTTGCATTTGTGTCAATTTTAGCAATTTAAATATATATTGTTGTTTGTCGCAAAAGTATTTGTGGCTTTGATAGTATCCAACGAGTTTCATGTTACGGGTCGCTATCTCTAAAGGAAGCGGTGTATATTCAAACGAAGGTTCCTGATACGGAAAGAAAGAGGCAAGGTCAATGGTTGAGTTTCGAGATAAAGAATAAGTCGTCAAATTAATGATATGAACAAAAAAAGTATTCCAATAAGTATGACGCATTTTTGGACCTTCTATACTTAAGTAAGTTGTCGTTTCATTGTTATATTCAAACATCACTGAAATATTATGTGTTATTGAATATGCGAGAGTTGTAAATATTTGAAACAATTGATTTCCGAGTCCTCCGGATAATTGACAAGTAATCATAACTTTTCTTTCAGCTTTGGTTTTAATTTGTTTTTAATTAGACAATATTTAAACACTAATTTCTAAAAAGAGAAAAGAATGTTAATATATATTTTATTTTCATACTATATTTTTACAAAAAAATTGAAATAAATTTCAAGCCCAACCTGTTTTTACAAAGAAAAAGATGTACTGCAAAGTTTGTTTCGATGCCGGAAAACCAGAAGAAGTCTTCACCAGTCACACTGTCAAGAACCAGTTTGGAATGGTCACTTGTGTCACGCTCCTTGAACACAATTGTGAGTCGTGTGGATGCATTGGTCATACACCCAAATACTGTCCTGCTGTCAAGACTGTCAAAAAGTTTTGTCCATTCTGCAAAGATATTGGCGGGACCTATACCGACCATAATATGTGGGAAAATGGGCTTATTGTTTGCGAGGAGTTGCTCTCTACTCAATGTACCAATTGCGGAGACATGGGACACACACCAAAATACTGTACCGCTGTAAAGTTTTGTCCAGTTTGCAGAGATGCCGGGAGAGATTATGACCACGACCTTACCATTGATGATGTCGTTGTCTGCGAATACTTGCTTAGCCTGGAATGCGGAAATTGTGGAGAGCTTGGACACACCCGTAAATATTGTACGCAGCCGCCCCCCAAGTTTTGTCCAGTTTGCAAAGATGCTGGAAACGACCATAAACACGATTTGATGCGGGATGGCGTCGTTGTTTGTGAGTATCTGCTTGGATTGGAATGCGGAAATTGCGGAGAGATTGGACACACACCAAAGTATTGCACAATGCCGAGAAGAAAAACAAGCGTGCAAAAATTACAAGAGGGAAATAACCTTGCAAGCCGTTTAGAGATTGCACTCATGAGTGAAGTTGCAACCACAAAGGGCAAAAATAAGGGGGCCAAGAAAAAATATCTTCGTGTTTTATGAGTATTGTTGCCATGTTATGAAAATTTAAGTGTTATGTATTTTGTTTTATCGGTAATCTAAATAGAAATCTTTTTCCCTCTTTTTTTACCTTTGACGGGTATTTCTGGTAATTCTGCCAACTCTACAACAGGTTGAACTGCAGGGGCTGCAACGGGTTCGACAGGCTCCTCTATTTGTTCAGGAATTTCAGGTTCTGTTGTTTCAGAAGTTTCTGGAAGTTCTACTTCAGAAACTTCTGGTTCTGGTTCTGTAGGTGTGTTTGATTCTATTAATGTAGTTAGGTTATTTAGTTTTTCAATAATTTCTAGAATAGTTGGGTCATCTTGAATATCCAAGTTCTCCAAACATTCATTCAAGGAAAGTATTGTTTGTCTATTTTTTTCAACTTCTATTCTTAAATTATGATGGGCTTTTTCCATATTATCAATGCGATTGACAAGACTCATTAAAAAATCTTTATCGACTGAACTTTCCGAATCTATTTTCATTCCTCCAAATTTAGATTCATTTGCAAAGACTTCCAATCTTCCTAATCTTAGAGTGATAAGAGTAATCGCTTGTTTTAACGTTAGTTTCACACGTTGCGACGATTCATCTGGGTCATACACAGACGATGAAGCGACAGACATGTTTTTTCGATATTGTTGTTGGGTAGGTTGAGGACCCCTAAAGGTCGGTCTCTTGTGGATATTCGTATAATTCTGAAGTGGTTGCCTACTCATAGAACGGAATGAACTCATAAAAAATAAAAACATTATATTTATTTTTTAATTACGCGATTTTTTATATTTTTATATTTTATGAGCGATACAGATTTTTTAAAATTTATATTTAATGACGATACTAAAGAAACTATTGTAAATATAACACAATTTTCATTTATAGCATTTATTCCAATCGTTTTATTAGTAAAAGGATTGAATATAATACCGGAAGCGAATGACAAAAAAGGTGTATTGGAAAATATGTTTGAAATTATGCTACATTTAATCATTCTGATTGTTGGTTCTGTTATAATCACAAAGTTTGCCCTTTACTTTAAACCGTTCAGTGGAACTCCTTACCCAGAATTTACATTATATCCAATGATTATCAGTCTGATAATTGTAGGGTTAAGTTTTCAAACAAAATTGAGCGAAAAAGTTTTTAATGTAAAGGAAAAAATTTTTAATAAAATAAATTCCACGCAAACTCCTACACAAACAACCCAAACACCCACACAAATGTCTCAAATGCAAACTATGCCAATGCAGCAAATGCAACAAATGCCACAAACACCTCAAAAACAACAGTTGCCAAACTACAATCAAATGTATGAAAATCAACCGATAGACCCTGTTAATGAACCGTTTGCATCAAACTTATTGGGAGGGTCGTTTGGTTCTAATTTTTAAAATTTCCATATAATATGGAAAAATATAAAGACTGTGGCGAGGGAAGGGTTAGAAATCCAAAGACAAAACGTTGTATAAAAATAGAGAATCTCCCTAAATCTGCAAATGCCAAGAAATCACCAAAGGTCAAGAAATCGCCGAAAGCAAAGAAATCGCCAAAAGCCAAGAAAACTAAAAAAAGGACAAATTCTTTTATAGATGAGGAAGATGAAGGGATTCCCGAAGATATACAAAAAGAATTAGATGCATTGAATGAAGTATTTAAACAAGGTGTTCAAAAATATAAAGGTATAAAAAGTCCAGAAAAAATTACCATTGCAAACTGCTTGTCCAAGTTTGACAATTTAGCACTTATCAATGAATTAAAAAGACGAGGAGCTAAGATTGAAAATAAACCAGAACCACTACCGGTTCCTGTATTTCATGCAAACGGAAAAAAACGCATAGCACCGGTTTTGATATAAAAAAGTATTTAATACAGATATATGGACATGACAAAATATAAAATTGTACATGAAGTAGATAAATTACGATATGGTTCTTATATACGATGGATGAAAGACGAGAAATTATATAAAGGAATGATTGTCTGTGACATTGTCATAGGCGACGAAGGCATAAATATAAAGGGGAAAACATTTACAAATCAGTTCTTAACTATTAAAATAGATGATTGCATCATTTTTCAAAAAATGACAAAGGAAGAATTATTAATTCAAAAAATAAAAAATACAATTTAATTATGAAACTAATTATAGAAAGACATACGCCTCATATTGTAACTCGAATTAAACCTTCGCCCCGTGTAAAATTATTCAAAAAATATGAATTCAATGATTTATCAACGTCTGGGAAAATTCCAAGAAATCTCATTAATAATACATTTTCAGGATATGAAACAGTTGTCATAAACAATATCGACAAGGCAAAAGAGTTGTTTGAAGTTTTTGAATATTTATATGAGAATGGGGGTATTTATATTCAAAACTTGAATTGTTCTCCAGATATATTCATAAAAAATAATGAAATGGTTGTTTATAATATTCATTATTTTTCGTGTGTGAAAAATTCTCCCATTATGAAAAGAATAATAAATGATTTGCGAAATTGTGATTTGACAATGAGTAATGTCACGAATATCTTCAACAGACATACAGCAAAAGGCGTGTTTAAATTTAATAAAAGTCTATCTTTCTTGTTGTAATGCTCTTGCACTTGGGTCAATGTCGGGATTTACATAATTCGGTTTCCAAAAATGTGGAATAATTTTTGCATTCGGGTAATGTTCTTCAAATATTTTTCTGTAATATTTTTCTTCTTGCGTCTTTGGAATAGGAAAAACTTTTACATCAGGCAACTCGTAATCTTTAATATGAGTTTGAATGATTTCTACAATAGAATCAACTGTCACACCATCACTGAACGCTTCTTTTGTTCTCCATAAAATTTCACTGGGTAAAAGACCTGTATCTTCAAACGCAGTTCTTAGCAGTTTTTTTTCAACATCATTTTTAGGGAAACGTATCGTCGGATGTATAGACAAATAATATTGTACAAATGCCAAATCCAAAAAGGGTGTGCGTGGCTCTAGTCCATTCGACGATATGGATTTATCAGAACGCAACACATCAAAGTAATGAATGTTCGTCAATAATCGTCTCGTTTCTTTATCAAATTCCAATGCATCTGGACATTTATGCATATAAAGATACCCCCCACATACTTCGTCTGAACCGTCTCCATTCAGAATCACTTTCGCATCGCTTGTACATGATATGTATTTTGCAACGAGATAATTCCCAACGCTTGCTCGTACAGTGGTAGTATCATAACTTTCAATTGTTTGAATAACATGAGGAATCGCTTCTAAATACTCTTCTTTTGTGATAATCACTTCGTGATGTTTTGATTTAATATGAGAAGCGACAATTCGCGCCATTTTCAAATCTTGTGAATTTTCAAATCCGATGCTAAATGTCTCTATTTGTCCAAGGTAAGAAGAAGCAATCGATGCAACTAAACTACTGTCTAAACCTCCTGACAATAAACATGCGACTGGTCTTTCAGTGCATTTACAACGTTTAATCACAGCGCTCGTTAAATAGTCCCGAATATTTATATAAACTTCGTCTTTGTAATAAGAATAAAAAGAATAAAAGGAGAATAAATTTTGATGGTATTTTTCCGAATGTTGAAACCTCCATATTTCAGAAGAATTATATTCAATCGTCTCGTTTTCATAGAGAGAAAGTGTTCCAGGGGAAAAATGGGTTATTTCGGCCTCTTTTTGAATTTTCCGAATTTCAATCAACTGCTTTACCTCTGATGCAAACCCATATAATTGAGGAAATGTCTTTGTTGAAAGCATATATAAGGGGCGCACTCCATACGGGTCACGACCTATATACATTTTTTTAAGACTCATGCGCGCATCAATCAAAATAAAGGAAAACTCACCATCCAACATTCGCACGGTCTGTTCCATGCCATATCGTAGATATAAATGAATAATAATCTCGCAATCGGATTGTGTTCCTGGTTCAACGTCTAATAATTGATACAATTCTTTGTAATTGTATATTTCTCCATTGCATATTAAGAAAATATTATTAATATAAAATGGTTGGTTTGATATATTCGACAAACCATTAATGGAAAGCCGATGAAATCCCAACATACAATTCATAATGTAAAGGTCCAATATATTGGAATCATCTGGACCACGATGTCTTCCTTTATTAAATTGTTCCACAATAAATTCTTTCGCGATATATTGAGACATGTTGTTCAACAAAGCAAAAATTCCACACATTTTTATAATAATATAAAAACGTTTTTAATATTTTTATATTATATGAATACTGACCAATTGACAGAAGCAATCAATTCTAAAATTCGAAATCGAAATGTGGAAGAAACCCCCCCTCCATTGTTATCCTTTTATCCAAAATCAACACGATATATACAAACACCAGTCGTAGATTCTTCCACCATTTCTGTCGAACCCATAAAAAATGAAAAAAAATGGGCGGGATATTCTGTAAATATGGAATCAGAATTGAATAATCAATTGTTTCAATTAAATTCTTCCAATAAAAATGTTTATGTTCCAAGTAGTACAAGTGATTTATATAATTATCCAACACTCTCAAATAATGGATATACGACTTTTGATAAACCTCTTCAAAAACCTAAAAATGAATATATATTCAATAATGCTTCACGAATATTAGAGTGATTTTAAAACTTCTTTCAAATGTTCGATTTGGGCCACTTCTGGGTCTTTTTCCTTTGCCTTTTGTTTTTTTCGCATTCTTTCTTTGGTAGCTTCTAATTTAGCATTCTTTTTAAGTTGTGTATTGCAAGCGCCTTTTTGAGCAGGTGTCATATCTCCCATATTTTCAAACATTTTGAATATATTAGACATATCTCCCATGCCTGGCATATCCTTCATTTTTTTCATTAAATCGATTCCTTCATTCATGATTTCGTTTTCATTGATTTCGCCTGTTTTTAATCTTTCGTCCAATTTATCACCCATATTTTTTACCATATTCAACAACTTTGTAGGGTTTTTCAAAAGTTCCATCATTCCATCGGGGGAATCCTCCATATTCAACGATTTTGCCGTTTCTTCCGCCAATTCAACTGCCAATTTTCCGATTTTTCCACCAGTCATTTCCTTGAATTTTTCTTGAAAGTCGGTATCCTGTGATTCCGGCTTTTTCTCGTCAAACATGGAATGTACATTTTTCAATGTTTCACTCAACTTTGCAATCATTTCGGGTTCATTTACAAAATCATTACTATTTATTTTTATGGAACTCAACAAAGAGGCTAATATCGCATTAAAATATTTCCATATGATTTTTCTTGTATTATCAGAAATTTCACTTTCCCATAAATAACAGAATAGAATATTTGGTAAAAATTCAGTGTTGCCAGTTTTCGCGAATATTTCAGGGTTTTCATTAATAATCTCAAATGTTTTCAAAGGAAAAATTTTCATACAATGTTCAAATACAAACCTAATCTGTTTTTCATCACTACCCCACCACTTTTGAATAATATATGTATATTCTGGAAAAGTTAATTT